GAGTGCTTGGACATCCACACTTATGTCGCATCAGCGGTGGTAGTGGGTGGGGTGCGCAGAGCGGCTGAACTGAGCCTGTCCAACGTCTCGGACGATCGCATGAGACTAGCAAAGTCAGGTGCATGGTATGACGCGCACGGCAACCGGGCACTGGCTAACAACTCAGCGGCCTACACCGAGAAGCCGGACTTCGCAGTATTCCAGAACGAGATGAAGTCTCTCTACGAATCTTACTCAGGTGAGCGCGGGATCTTTAACCGCGAGGGCATACAGAAAAAGATTGCGGAGCATGGTCGACGTGATCCTGATCAGGATTTCGGTTGTAATCCTTGTGCAGAAATTGCTCTCCCCAGCCAATCAGCTTGCAACTTGTCCGAGGTCATCATCAGACCTAACGACACGCTTGCAACGCTGAAGAAGAAGGTAGAGATCGCGGCCATCTTCGGAACCCTCCAGTCGACACTTACCAACTGGTCTTATGTTCGCAAGTCATGGCGCGATAATTTGGAGCGCGAGCGACTCCTCGGCATTTCCTTCAGTGGTATATGCGATCACACCACGATGAGTGGTCAGGACGGCAAGGGCAAGACGCGTCGCTGGTTACTCGAACTGCGTGATCACGCGGAGAAAGTTAACGAGGAATGGGCAGAACGACTCGGCATTAATGCGTCGCACTCAGTATCCTGCTGTAAGCCGTCTGGGACAATTTCTCAATTATGCTCAGTTAGTTCCGGAATTCATCCACGCTATAGCAAACACTATATACGTAGGGTGAGACAGTCGAAAGGCGATCCAATCACACAGTTCCTGATTGATCAGGGTGTGCCACACGAGCCTTGCGTCATGTCTCCCGACAGCACGATGGTCTTCGACTTCGTTCAGGAGTCGCCAGAGCATTCTCTCTGCGTCGAGAACATGTCGAGCATCGACCAGCTTGAGTTGGCGAAGCTGTACGGCGAAGCGTGGGCAACGCACATGGTCAGCGCCACTACCTACTATGACGATTCGTCATGGTTCGCTGTCTGCCAGTGGGTATGGGACAACTGGTCGTCTGTCACGGGAATGAGTTTCCTTCCCCACGACGGTGGCACATATCGTCAGGCCCCTTATGAGGCTATCGATCAGGCCGAGTACGACATCATGAAGCAAGCGATGCCGAAGATCGACTGGTCGCTATTCCCAAGCTACGAGAGAGGTGACACCACGGAGGGTGCTAAGACTGCGGCCTGTGTCGGTGACGCCTGCGAACTGTGAGCAATAAAGCATGGTGGGATGCAGACCATCCGCCAAGGCACTACGCCGAAGCAATCTTAGCGATGGCACCAGACAAGGCCCGGCAACGGGCCTTCTTCGACACACATGTGCCAAGTCATTTGCAAAGCATGGTGATGACACATGTTCAAACCCAGATAAGTCTGGGAGGGAAAAATGAAAAAGGATGATCAGAGAGAAATTATCAACAAGGAAGTTGAACGGTTCTTGAGCCTAGGCAAGCAGATAACAGAGCTACCACCTGCCCCCGAAGAGGCAACGCTCCCCGGAGGAATGCAGTGGTGGACTCTGCTCGAAGAGTTCAAGCCAGATGAAGACGACAGCGAGGATGAAGATGATGGATGACGACACGGAAGTTATCGAATTGTTATCAGACGATTTTAACGACGCGCTCTTGGGTTGTTACTTCGGCGAGGACGGCGTGCCAGTCCCGGCTTACTCAGCAGAGAAGGTCTTGGCCTTACTCATGATGTCCGGCCACAGCATTGACTCTGCCGGAGAAGCCATCGACGCCGCCGCCAGTGGAATGAGAATCATATGGATAGAGAAGCTGGAGTTTGACCCGACCTTCACGCCAGATGAGCGCCCCCACCTGAAGTTGGTGCACTGATGTCTTTCCGGGGGATCAAGCGATTAACCGCAGACAAGCACATGAGCAACGTCATGCGGAAAAAGGCAAAGATGATTTGCCAACTCACCGGCAAGGACTACACGAACAAGCCGCAGGGTCTTCAGCTATCCCACTTCATTGGTAGGGGTAACTGGGCCGTGCGTTTTGATCCAAAGAACTGCCTTGTCCTATCTGCGTGGGCCCACAGTGAAATGGAATCCCACCCAGTCAAACACATAAACCTATGGCGCGAAATTCACGGAGGAATTTATGGCCGATCTGAAAGCGACACTGAACTTAATGCGCTTCTGGCACGCTCAACCTGCGCGGAGCGAGACCGCTACGCCAGAGACAACCACGACAGAATCGCAAAGCATTATCTCAGAATCAGCAAAGAGCTCGACACCCTCACGGAGGAGGAAATCGATGAGTACGAAATCCACCCACCAGTCTACAGAGAAGGCACGCCGATCCTCGACTAGAGGAAAGCGCATCATGGTCATCCCGGACACGCAGGTGAAGCCGGGAGTTAACACCGACCACCTTGAGTGGGCGGGTCGCTACTGCGTGAAAATGAAGCCCGACGTGATCGTGCATCTGGGCGACCACGCAGACTTTCCTTCGCTCTCCACTTGGGACAAGAAAGGCGGCAAGCATATGGAAGGCAAGCGCATCATGGCTGACTTCGATTCCGCTAACGCCGCATGGGCTAGGCTCAATGCACCCATCGACAAAGAGATAGCGCGACTCAAGAAGGGGAAGCGGCGGTCTTGGAATCCTCGCAAGGTGATCACGCTGGGCAACCATGAAGACCGCCTGACACGTTTTGTGAATTCGGACGCGGCGTGGGACGGTGTCATCGATCTGGATATGCTCGACTACGAGCGGTCAGGATGGGAGGTCTATCCGTTCCTGCAACCTGTCGAGATCGAGGGCATTGCGTTCGTACACTATGTGACTTCAGGCGTGATGGGCCGGTCGATCACTAGCGCACGGGCCGGGCTGACCAAGCGTCACCAGTCATTCGTTCAGGGACACGTCCAGACTCGCGACATAGCAGAGACCAGTGACGTACTCGGTCGCCGTCGTATCGGCTTGATGGCGGGTATCTTCTACTCTCACGAAGAAAGCTACCTCACCAGTCAGACCGGCACGGATACAACTTGGAGCGGAATATGGATGCTCCATGACTGTCACCAAGGCCAATTCGACTATATGCCTGTGTCATATGCGTACCTGCAAGATAAGTATGGTCACGGTAAGGCTTAGTCGCAAAGAGTTTCACGAGGCGACGACCCTCGGTCAGGACACCACCAAAATATGCAGGATGCAAAACACCACGCCCCGAGGAGAAGAAGGGCGCGGTGAATCCGATATCAATGGTGCTCTGGCTGAGTTCGCTGTAGCGAAACTCTATGGCGCGGATAAGCCAAGACTGAACATAGTGAACGATGGTGGCCTTGACCTATGGGTCAACGACAAATCCATCGACGTTAAGTACACGCGCACCGGGCTACTCATCTTCGACAACCTCGGAAAATTCAAGGCTGATATTGCGGTGCTCGTCTGCCCGACAGAACAGCCAGACACGTTCGGAGTTGTCGGTGGAATTAGCCGCGCTTCTTTCGCTGATCGTTGTTTTGAGCAGACGATGAAGTATGGATCGAAGCTGGTAATGAAGGCAGAAGACCTATCACCGCCCGAAAAGATTTGGCTTTTTCTGGCAGATGGTCACGCGCGCTAACTAATTGCAAGGAGGCGATTATGGATTGGAAAGATGAAGACAGAAGCAAGGATCTCAACATATTGATCGACCATGTTTACCCGGTCGAGGAGTTCAACATCACCCTCATAAAAGACCTTTGTTTCGACTACGACATCGAGAGTCGAAACTTTTGTGAGGCTTGGCAACATCTACTCGATGAAGCACACGAAATTATCAATAGAGCGGAGGACAAGTTATGAGTCGGTATAACGCAACGCTGTACTTCAGGAGCAAGCAGTCGGCAATGGACGCCGGCTACTGTGACGCGGTCGAGACGGATGAAGATGACTTCCCCTACATGGCGGTGGTGACTTTCTTCGCTGATCAGTATGACGTGGAAGAGGATAGCGACCTCTTTGAGGTAGCGGTATGAGCCTGAGAGACGTGTCGCCAACGAGCATTAACGACGCAACGCCGGAGGAGTGGGATCAGGTACGAAAGGATCGCTTCACCGACAACCGCGCCCCGGACATGGTTAACAGTCCGACGCACTACACGCACGGTGGCGACATCGAGTGCATCGACGCTATCGACGCGATGCTGGGTCACGAGCTATCGCTGGCCTACTACCAAGCGTCAGTCGTTAAATATTTATGGCGCTGGAAATACAAAGGTGGCGTCGAGTCTCTCCGCAAAGCGAACTGGTTCCTATCAAGGATGATCGCGAAGGAATGCAAGGGGGTTTAGATGGATAAGGTTAATCGTTACATCAAGTTGTCGCGCAAGGACGTTAGCGCTGGCGTTGAGCAAAAAGGCGGGCTGTCATATTTGAGTTGGGCGTACGCGTTCAACGCATTGTTCGAGGAGTATCCGAACAGCACGTATTACTTCACTGAACCGACCACGTTCCCTGACGGAACGATGATGGTCAAGACCGGAGTCACGGTGGGGGACATCACCCATGAGATGCAACTGCCGGTCATGGATCATCGCAACAAGGCGGTTAGCAATCCAGACAGCCGGTTGGTGTCGGATAACACCATGCGCTGTTTGGTTAAGACGATCGCGATGCATGGAATTGGGATGAATCTTTACTTGGGTAGTTTGGGGCATGTGGTCGCGGAATCGAAGTTCGATAAGGCAGAGCAACTGATCGCCGCGCAGGACGCTAGTGGCTTCCACGAGTTTGTGCACGTCACGCTGAATAGCACAGAGCGCGTGGACATCTTTAATGATGCACCGCCCGGTCGCAAGACTGCCTTTAAAAACGAATGGAGGGCCCTTCTTGGAATCGCGAACAGCTTCCTTGAGGAGGTCGCGGCCAGTATCGCTGACGCAACTGAGTCAGATGATCTATCCCTATTACAGGAGACGATAGGGGAACTAACCTCTTACGAGAGGAAAGCAGTATGGGGTCGCCTAACGGCGGCAGAGCAGGATTTTGTTAAACAGGCAAGGAGTGCCGCATGAAGCGTATTAAGCGATTAGTAGTATCGAACGGGTCATACACGAAGGATGGCCAAGAGAAAACTAGCTGGCTCACTATCGGGTCAATGCTGAAGGGTGACGACGGCAAGGTTAAGCTGAAGCTTGACGCAATGCCGGTGTCCGACTTCGACGGCTGGGTCAACGTGTTCGACCTCGACGATGAGAACCGCCCGGCGGCATCAGCACCACCGCCGGCACCGTCAGGCTTCAAGCAAGACGAAGACCTACCGTTCTAATGCGGAGTCTACTGGGGGCAGTTCTACTGCCCCTTTCACTTTACGCGCACTCACAACCTGAACTGCTATTCCTTCCAATACTGAAGGAGTCGTTCAAGGATTATGAGATCTGTATCAACAACCAGTGCCACCAGTACGAGTGCGATTACGCGCCAAGCTACGTAGAGAAATCTCCGGGCTGGTGGATCATGCACACGCCCTGCGTGGATATCGAGATTGTATGCAAGGGGCAGATGGTGGACGTCTGCTCACATAACGGCATCACCCTCAGGAAGATGCTATTCGGAATTGAAATTTTAGAGGAGATGAAACTTGAGTAAGCACATCTGGAGACCCCTTAACACCCTAGGATTACTGGCCATAGCTTCGGTAGTAAGCTTCGTAATTATACATAGCCTACTGGATTTGTCCCGTGGCGCTTGTTGA